AGGCAAAGTAACGGCTTCTAGAGTAGCCGACATATTAGCTAAGACTAAAACAGGGCCATCCGCATCAAGACAGAATTACCTTATTGAATTAGCCATCCAGCGCACTACAGGCATCATAGAACTATCTTATACCAATAGCGCAATGGAATGGGGAACTCAAACAGAACCCCAAGCACGAGTTGCTTATGAAGTTAAATCAGGCAATTTTGTAGACCAAATAGCTTTTGTTGACCATCCTACGATTGATGGGTTTGGTTGTTCTCCTGATGGTTTGTTAGGGGATAAAGGTTTGATTGAAATTAAATGCAGAAATTCTGCAAATCATTGGGAAACCATTAAATTAGATGAAGTTCCTAAAAAATATTGGATACAAATGCAAGCGCAATTAAGTTGCACAGGCAAAGAATGGAATGATTATGTTTCGTTTGACCCTCGAATGCCAGAACGCAGCCAGTTGTATATAAAACGTGTTTTTAGGGATGAAGAATTTATCTTGGAAATGGAATCAGAAGTTAAAAACTTTATTACAGAGGTTGAGGCAGAAATTAGCCTTATGAAAAATAGATGAAAAAACAACTATATTGGGTTTGGGCAGCAATGATACAAAGATGCGAAAACCCTAAAAATAAATACTTTTATAACTATGGTGCTAGAGGCATAAGCGTTAGCAAAGAATGGCGATTGTCTTTTGATAAGTTTTTAAAAGATATGGGCATTCCTGATAATGGCATGACTATAGAAAGAATAAACAATGATTTAGGCTATTCAAAAGATAATTGTCGTTGGGCTAATAGACATGAACAAGCAATGAATAGAAGATTGTTTAAGGGCAATAAATTAGGAATTAAAGGTGTAGAAGTTAGAGATTATGGTGCTTATAGAGTTCGTGCTAGAAGGCATAAAAAGTTAATTTTAAATGTAACAGTAGGTGATTTTTTTGAAGCGTGTTGTATTAAGAAGTCTTTTGAAAACAAAAAAGGAGTAAGTGATGGGAATTAAATATTATGTAAAAGCAGCAGTTTCTGAATATACCGACCAAGCTGGAGCAACTAAAAAGCGTTATCAAACTATTGGGATAGTTACTGAAACCAAAAAAGGTGACCTTATGATGAAATTAGAAATGATTCCATTACTAGGGCTTAAAGAAGGTTCTTTATGGGCCTATTTAAATGTTCCTGAAGATAAAGACGATGCCAAGCCATCTTATAAACCAGCAACAGGTTTAGATGACCTTGAATCTGATATTCCCTTTTAATTATGAAAAAACCTAATCTTTTTAAGTTATACAAACCAGTTCGTCATCCTATGCAACATCGAATTGACGAGTTTAGACTTTTAAAATCATTAGTTACAGGAAAAAGATATGAATGAATATTTATGGACTGCATCTGGTACAGACATTACTATTCGATGGAGAAAACATGGATGGACTCCTCCTTCGGAAATTCAAGGTTATAAAGACAAGTGGCGATATTATCAAAATTTGCCTTTACGAAACTTAGATGATGTTGCTAAAGTAGAGTACGAAAATGTACTTAAACGAAATAAAATTGTAAGGATAAAGTGATGAAAACAGTAACCAATGAACCAATTATTATTAATAAAGCTTTTTATGAAATAACTGTTGAGCTAGTGGATGGTTCTAATGATTGTAATGGTGGTAGAAAAAAAGTTTATATGCAAGTAATAGAACCTCATATTTCCACTTTAAGAAACATAATCAAAGCTGCAAACCATATTATTGAGGAAGAATAATGGCAACTAAAAAACTAACAGTAAAAGAACCAGCTATTCGAGAAAAGTCTGGAAAAGTCATTGTGGCTAAGTCAAAAGCTTATAGCCACGATGAACTTAAAAAGATGGTAGGCAAAGAAGCCAAAGGCGCAAAGCATGAGTTTGAGCTTAGTAATGGCCGTATTGTTACTAGAAAGGTCGCTGCCAAGGTTGCAGAAAAAGCAGGGGAAGTGCCTAAGTCAGTAGGAAAAAAGCTTCACAGCCACGATTTACGCAAAGCTGAAGGCATTAAAAAGAAAAAGATGTAATAACTAATGACGAATCCATGATTTTCAATGCCGTTGTAATGATTGGTTTTGCTTTTATTATTTGGTATTTAATCGGACACGACAATGACAGATGAAAAAATTCCTTTTGCTGGTAATGTAAAAGTTCCAAGCGATGATTGCGAAGAAGCGTTTTTTGCAGTTTATCCTGGCCTTTTTTATGAAGGCTCTACAGCACTTAATTTGTGGACTCAAGCCTGGCAAGCAGCTCTTGATTATGTGGAAAATAAAAAGCCAATAATTCAGCTTATATGAAAAAAGAAAAAAGAAGCAAAGAAGAACAGCTTGCAATGTCTAAGTATTTAACTGAGAAATTTGCTGAAATTGATAGGCAACAAGAACTTCTTCCTGTAATCATGCAAAGAGGCCAATGGGAAGCTCTTAAATACACTATTGAGCTTGCATTGAAGCTAGAGCATAAAAGAAAAAATAAAGGCAGTTAAGCCGACACTCAAGGATGCAACAAGTAAAGGCTTTTTCGGCTTTTGACTTTACAGTTATTAGTTGCTAAATTGATGCATTTATTGACTTCTTTCTTTAACCCATTCCTGAAGACTAATAAGCTTTTGAGTTTCTAAGGCGCAGCTTTGGGCAACAGATAAAGCGTTGTAGGTGCTTCCATTAATTGTGATGGTGGGGTCGGTAGAGGAGGGCATTTGACCGCTACTGGATTGGCGCATCCGAGCATACATAGCGTTAATAGAATTGAGCTTGTTTTGATAATCATTTTTAATTCCTTGATTTATTAAAGCCTGTTGCTTAATTAAGTCTTTATTATGCTGTTCTTGAACTTTTCCTTCTGCAACTACTTTTTCTTTGTAATTAGCAAATCTAAGATGTTCAACATAAAATCCGCTTACAAAAGATATAAGCAACAAAACAAAGCAAGTTAAAGCTTTGAAATAAATGTTCATCCAAAGCTCGATATTCTAGGACTAAAGCTATAGGTTGCATGGTAAGGAACGGTAGCACCTCTAGTCAATGCTCTAATATTCCATCCAATATTAATATAAATACAGCGATTAAAACCAATAGGCTTGACCCATACAAATTGAAATAAGCCACTTGCTTTTACAAAAACATGACCAGCAACGCCTGGGTTGCCATCAGTAACATCATTGTTTCCTGAAATTGTATAAGCGTTAGAAGTTAATATTTTTTCAGCAAAACAAGGCAAAGGGTTACGAATCAACCATTTAATTTTAGATAAATAAGACGGTGGATTGTTTTTTTCAAAAGTATCATCACCATTTAGGCTATTGTCCCAAGTCTGAAACCAATATAACCAAAAAGGAAGCCTTGGGCCAACTCCAACAGAGGTATTGTTATTTAATGGCCCTGTTTGCTCTGTTGCAAATATAGGCAATATTGGAGATAAAAGAACTGCAACTAAAGTAAAAATTAACTCAAAAGGTACTAAAAGCAACCATATTAAATAAATCATTATGTCCCCATACAAGTTTGATATTCATCATTTCTGCGCTTGGTAAGACCTTCTGATACTTTACCGCCTGCTTTGTTCCACTTTAACAGCTCTTTGCAAGCCCCATTGTAATCGCTTGAATTAAGTTTTTTATTAAGGGTTGAAGTACAAAAAGAAAAGACCCCAACATTATAGGTAAAATCAAGATAAGCATCATATTCTCCTTGGCTAATTGGAACTTTTATACATTCAACCATTCCTTTAGCGTGTTCATCTAAGCTTTGTTCTAATTTAACCAAAGCACGAACTGGATTTGTTTTATCACCCAATTTTGTACCATCAGCTTGACCAAATCCAATAGTAGTAACACCAGCAACATCTTTATAAGCAGTATCGCTATAACCTTCATGTATTGCGACCCCCACAATAACGCTTGCACTAGCTACTAAAGATGCAGCAGTTGTTCTATTCATCTATCTGCAATTCTTATATCTTGTTTTTGCTCTAACTTTTCATAAAGCTTATCAAGCAAAAATTCTATACGGTCAAAACGAACAGCAATTTCATTTTTTGTTACATAACTGGTTGGCAAAGTAACCTCAATATTATTCACATCTTCTTTTAACTTTTCAATAGAATCCCATATTTGTCTGCACCACCATCCGATTGCAGATAAAAGAGCTCCACCAGCAACATTAATAAGCGTTTGCCAATCCATTTCAACTCCTTAAGTTTTTTGAATATAACAAAGAGCATAAAATGGAGGAAGATTAGCATTTGTTCCGCTTGTTCCTGCACTTTGAATAACAACTCCAGTATAGTTTCCAGCAGTATTAACATTAGTAATGCTGTAACCTGAACCTGATTGTATTCCTGTTCCACCGCTAACAACACCAGAATAAACATGGTAATGGCCAGGGTCTGTAGTGCTGTGAGAATGGCTTACTACTATTGCATCTTTTGAACCGCCTGTTTGACCTACTGAATAACTATTTCCTGCGCCAATAATAAAGTTATTGCGTAAGTCTGGAGTACCGTTTGTGCCGTCACAAAGAATAAATCCGCTAGGAATAGAACCAGCAGAGCCTGACCATAGCAAAATACAACCCGTAGGCAATGAAGTGCCACCACCGGAACCTGATGAAGATGGAATACCATACAAGTTATCTAAAGTTTGAATTAATACGCCTGACGAGCTTTGAATTTGAAACTTATAGGAATATCCTGAAGTAAGCCAAATTTCATTAGTGGGCTTACCATCAGAACCTAATTGAATAGGGTTTGGATTAGCAATAACACCGCCAACATCGGTATAAGTCGATAGTGGAGTTGATGAACCTGCTTGATAGGTATAAATAAGGCCACCACTTAAAGGTAGCCCAGTAGGGCCTAATACGCTAGTCCCATTAATTACTGGTGATAAAAGTACGGTTGCCATTATTTAGTGCCTTTTTCTTTTTGTACTTGTTGTAAATAAGATTCATAAGAAGCCAATGGAATTTTACCTGCGCCTATTTTGCTTGGTGTTTGCAATAAATTTCTTAAAGCTGTATTGCCTATACCTTTTTCAAGGTATGAAGCTAATTTTGGATTATTAATAGCAGCTTGAGCCAATTTAGGAGCAGCAATACCAAAAGCAGCACCTTTTAAAGCATCTACATAATCGCCTTGATATAAACCATAAGCAGCACCAGCAGCAGCAGGAACAGCAGCTTGTGCCAATCCTCTAGCAATAGTTCCGCTATTTGGCAATTTTTCAGGCAATACAATTTTTCCAGCAGCAGCTAGTTTTGATAGTTCATTATCTTCAGCATAAAAAGCATTGCGTTTTGCTTTAGTTGTTAATGAGTTATATAACAAAGATGGACTAATATCACCTTCTGCATTTTTCAATGCAACATCTTCAATTTTTCTCATATTGCCCCAGCGTTTATTGGCTTCTTTTAATGAAGTAACCAACTCTTTATTTCCAGTAGCTTCAGCAGAATCACTAAGACCTTTATTTAAAACATCACGCAAATCACGAGCATATCCAGCAACATCGGTATCAGAACTACTAGACAATCTATCCAAAGTCTTTTTAATGTTTTGATATTGCGATGCGTTTAACTGATTTCCTTCAATAGACGCTTTATTAATAATGTTTTTAATATTTTTATCAATTATGCTGTATTGCTGGTCATTTAATATGTTTTTAGCTTCATCATCAATAGCTGACAAATTGTTTAAAAACTTATCATCGGCACGAATATTAACTTTAGAAGCTACATCATCATATATTTTGCCAATGTTTTCTTTGGCGTTAGAAATAACTGCTGGTGTAATTCTGTCGGCATTTTCACCCATTGTTTTAGCAATAGCTTTGTTAAATGCTTGTTTTTGAACGCCACTAAATTCATTTTGTGCGCCAGCAGTAAAAGGATTGTCTGACAAAGCAGCTTTTACACGACCTAATAATGCAGAGCCAGTAGCTTGAGCAGCATCTAAAGGAATTCCAGCATCACGCAATGTTTTGACAGCGTTTGCTCCAATTTCGCCTAGTTGATTAGTAATTGGTTGCGCTACTTTTCCTAAAGCATTAACAACTCCTTGCCCTGCTGCGCCTAATACTGCGCCTGAACCTATGTTGTAAGCCCTGTTTTCTTCTGGCAATGTAGGTTGAACTGCCCCCATTCCTGCGCCAGCTAATGCAGCTTTGCCAATAGTTCCACCTGGCAACATAACCGCTTGACCAAGTTCACCTGTAATATTTCCAGCTAAACCAGCAGAAGTTTCCAATAAATGTTTATTTGCTTCTCTTTGAGCAAGTATTTCAGCTTCACGACCAGCAGCAGCTTCTTTTGCAGAAGGCATACCAAGCTTTTGACCAAATCTAGAAACAGCAGGAAATGTTTGTTCTAATTGTTGAGCTAATGGGTCTAAAACTTGACCAATACCAGTCATAGTAGTTTGACCAGAAGCTTTTAAACCTTTACCAAACAATTCTAGACCTGATTTTTTAGACAAATCTTCTGTTGGTTTATCCCAAACAATATCTTCATCTTTAATGTTAGAAGCTGCTACTGAACTTTTTGGTTCATCCCATGTAATGTCTTCATCTTTAAGATTAATTCTTGAATTAACTTTTTTTAAATAATTTTTTGTTTCTTCTGCTGGTGGTTCTTGACCAGCCAAAACAGCTTTTGCAGCTTTAGTTCCGCCATTGTAATGAGCTAAAGCAGCTTTAAAACTTCCGTATTGATTTTGAAGGTCTGATAAATATTTAGCAGCACCATGAGCAGAGCTTACTTTATCAGACGTATCTACACCATAAGCTTCTGCTGTTGCTGGCATAAATTGAAATCGACCTTTAGCACCTTTAGAGGAAATGGCAGCATCATTTCCACCACTTTCTGTAGATTCAACAGCAGATAATGCTCCTTCAGGAAGCATATATCTTTTTTCTAAAGATGCGTAAAGATTATCCATTATTGAATTTCCCTTGTTCCATCAGAATACTCTACTACTCTTTGACCACTTTTTGTTTTTCCAGTTCTAACAATTTGTTTGTTTTCTTGACTTGAAATGGTTTTTTCTTTACCGCCTTCAGGTTTAACAAACTTTTGCAAAATATGTTGTTGAACTTCTCCAACATGAGTATCAGGATTAAGAGTACCGTTTTTGCTTTTATCAAGCAAATAACGCTGTTCTTCATAAGCCAATTCATTTTGTTTATGAGCAAAATCAATAAATCTTTGTAATGCTCTAGGGTCACTAGCAATATCAGGATTATTTTTAAGGTAATCGTTCATCATGTTTGCTGTTGGATTACCTTGCATTGCACCAATTCCAGCAGTTACAGATTGGGCAATAAATTTATTTAATGATTGTGCTGCTGACAAATCGCCTTTAGCAACTTTATCAACTAAATCTTGAGGCGCACCAACTGCTTGAAGTTTTTGAGCAATATCAACATAAGTCCTTGCTCCTGCACCAGCTTTAAATTTCTTCATCAAATCTTCTGCTTCATTTAAGCGCATATCAATTTGAGTGCCACCAGCAACACGATTTGTAAGGTCTTTTTGATATTCCCCAAAGTTTTGAACACCTGGAGTTGTTGGATTTACATTTGACCCACCAAGCGTTCTTCTTGTTTCTTCAATAGGATTACTTACGACAGATTGTCCTAACGCATTGGTAGACATTTGTTGCAAACTTGCTTGACTTTGTGTATCTAAGCCAGAAAGTAATCTAGTTTTAAGAAACTGTCTAACACCTTGACCATTGGTTTTATTCAAAGCATCAAGATAAGGAGCATTTAATTCCGCAGCTTTTGTTGGGTCTAAACCCAACTCAACAGCAGCTTTAGATTGACCTTGAATTAACTCAGCAATCTTATCTTTATTTGCAGCTGCAAATTTAGGGTCTTGCTCAGCTTGGGTAATAACAGGATTATTAATAAGTGCAATTTGCTGTTGACGCATTTTGTCAGCAAAATCAGTATCTAACCCTAACTTAGCTTTTTTTGCTTGAGTTTGAGCTAGTTCAGTTTGAGCTTTTCCAGCTTCAATGCTAGGTTCTAATAATGCTTTTTTCTTTTGTAACTCTAAACTTTTCCCAGATATATCCAACATATCTGAAATACTCATTCCTTTAGGAGGTTGTGCATTTTGATAAATGCTTGAATCAACACCGCCAATACTTCCTAATTGTGGAACTGAAACACCGCTTGTAGAAATTGCCATTTTTATTCCTTAACCTGGAGTGTAGTTGGATAAATTGCCACCACTCGGAGTAGGCCCAACTTGAGTGTTATAAGTAAATCCAGCACTATTACTTCCACTTAATCCCATATTAGAGTATGGATTAGATTGACCATAAGTCTGAGCACCCATATAAGCAATATTTCCTAAACTATTTGCAGCATTTCCGTAAATATTGCCTTGTGCAATTTGTGAAGCTGCTTGTGCATTTGCAGAGCCAATTCCTAATTGCGCCACGTTTGTAGCTGTTCCAAGTTGAGCATTTGCAGAACCAGTAGCACCAGCAAGACCTAATTGGGTTTGATTCATGTTTTGACCAGCAATATTGGCTCTTTGTGTTTGATAATTATTAAATGCGTTTTGATAAGCATTTTGAGCATAATTTTGATTAAATGTGCTTAAAGCTTGTTGAGCATTACCGCCAACTAAACCGCCTGTGGCATTATTAGCTTGATTTTGCCCTTGTTGCCCTTGCTGTAATTGAAAAGCATAGTTAGGGGCCATTTGAGCATTTAAATCTTGATTGCTAAATTGGTTATTAAAATACGCATTATTAGAAGCTAAATTACTTAAAGCAGTAGTTCCTGCACCTGAATAAGGTGTAAATTGTTGAGAAGCCGTTTGTCCAGCAGCTAATAAATTATTTTGCTGTTGCAATGCAGCATCAGATTGAGTGCTTGCTGCGCTTTTTGTAGCGTCAGATTGCATAACTGAACCTGCTAATCCTAGAACTGCTACCCCTCCTATTGCTGCTGCAACCCAACTCATAATTTACCTTCCAAAGCCATATTTTGGCTTTCAATAACAATTTTTTTCAATTTATTACTAGAATCAAATAAAGCAGTTTCATCCGCTTCAATTAATTCAGCTTCTATTTCATCTAAATCTGTTTTATCGGTTTTGTGAAAAGTAATACCAATAGCATCCGTTACAGCATAAGTAACTCGTTTAGTGCCTTGTTTAGATTCAATTATATCGCCAGCTTTAAGGGTTTTCATACCTTTTTCACTCCAAGCAATAATTTCACCTTTTGCACATAAAAAGAAATGGTCTTTTAAATGTACCTTTCCAACAATAACCGTTCCTGCTGGCCTAGTAAGCTTTCGACAATACATACCGCCTGAAAAATAATGCTCTGTTTCAAGTTCAACTTGAGGCATTAATGACATTTCAGCCTGCAACCTTAAAATTTGCTCTTGCGTAGGAATAGCAGGTATTTCGGTAATATCAAACATTGTAATAAGGCACTTTATAGGGTTTACCATTAACAGTAATATTTATAAAACCTTGCGGATTTGATGGCAAAGTACCTGTACCCTTAGTAGCGTTCATGGATGAGGAAAAGTTTAATAAATTTAAAAACCATTGTTGCCATGCCCTTGTAGGCATTTGGCTTACAGGGTCAACTAAAGGGGTTACAGGATAAGGGTTACTTGTTGTAGAGCCCCATATATCATTAGCCATTAATTTTCCCCTTCAGAAGCTTTTAAATTAGCAGATACGATAACTGCCTTAACTGCATCCGTTACAACTACTTCAAAGATTCTATCCCTTGACCAGCCTAATCTGCGCCAAATAGCACGATTATGGTATTTTCCAATATTACCAATGCCTGTCCAATGCTCATTTGACCATGTTGAGCCACCATCATTTGACCAACGCAGCATTGCCTGTGGATTGGTTACATTAACCGTTGGAGCTGTTGCCCCAGGTTTAACAATTAAGACATTTCCTGGAAGAATGGTAATGCTAGTTGTAATAATAAATGGCGATGTTTGATAGGTTGTAGACCCTGGAAGCGGTGGGTAGACAATAATTTGATGCCCTGGAGCACAAGTTGTAACACCAACAAAAGTATGCGGTGAAGCATAGTAAGTAATGGTAGCCGTATTTACAGGTGGTGTTGTTGGCGTTCCAACAGTACCTGAATTAATAGATGAAGACCCTGCTTGTGCGCTTACACCAATACCTGACAAACCTACACCAGGTTGGAATTGAATTTGTAACTCGTCAAAATATTGACGTTGCAAATCAGTAACTAAATGGGGTGCTCTACGCAATCTGCGTATTTCATTGCCATTATCGGTGTAATTGGATGGGTCAAGCATATAAATATTGCCATTTTGCCAATCTCCAACCAAAACCATGTTATCAAATACAGCAGAGCAATTTGAACGATGCCGATGATATTTATTGTTGTTATCTACATAAAGCCATTTATGCCATAACTGAGTAGTAATATCATAAGCCCAAGTTAAATCCAAGGTTGGAAATGTAATTACATAAACCTCATGGCCTTCTAGCTGATAAGTATAAGCAATCGCATCTTGTACATATTCATTAACCAGCGTATTTTCTACGGCATGAGTTGATATTCTTTGTGGGAAATACCCATTCATCATTACAATTTCAGACTGCCCACGAATATTTCTAGATAAATAGGCAAAAGAATTGCCTAAACGAGCCATTGAAAATGGAGCAATAATTCCATGCTGACTTGCAGAACCAGGAATTCGTTGAAACGCAAAAGGGAATGTTCCTACATCAGCCCAAACCTCGGAGGTATTTTCGCCCAATAAATAGACTTGTCCATGGTCTGCTATTAAAGAAACTAAAGTATCTGAGCTAGTAAATTTACTTGCAAAAGATAAGCCATAGGTAATAGGGCTTAAAAGGTTAGAAGCTGCCCATTGTTGCGTATTTGGGTCATTATAAACAAAATAGTTATCTACTATGTCTACAGTTGTGCCGCCTTGAAAAGCACCATCGCTTATAGGCAAAATAGCAAAATTTACCGCATACATTGTTTCAGTACCGCTAACAGGCGTATTTTGAGTATCGCTAACTGTGTAAGTGCCTGTTGTACCTGTACCTGTACCTACCGTTAAAGTAAGGGTTAACCCTGTACCAGCATTGTTTGTGGATGTAGAAGCAGGATTTAAAGGGGTTGAGGTGTAATTACCAACAAAGGTAGGAGTTAGCCCTGTAACAGCCCCACTAGAGCCTACAGAAGAAACTGTATAGGTTGCAGGGCTACTTCCATAAACACCGCCTAAAACCGTTACAACATCGTTTACAGCATATCCTGTACCTGCGGTAGCAATCACTTCACTAAGTACAATTCCGCTACCTAAAGCGGTAACAACAGTATCGGCTAAAACATTTAAACCGATAATTGCTTGCCCTGTGTAAATAGTGCCAGAAGCTACTGAAGATACAGTAAGTGTTGAATTTACTATTGCACCTGTAAATACGCACCCTACTGAATTCGCATTCATCGTGGTGGTAGATATTGATAAAGGGGCAGATAAATTTAGCTGATAAGTTCCTGCTTCGCCTGAACCTGAAATAAACCCTGTGATGACATAGCCATTACCCAAGCCTGTTGTATAAACAGCTTGACCTATGGCAATAGTACCTTCAAAGATTGAGCTTACAGTAAGAGTAGTTCCTGAAATTGAGCCCAAAAAGGAGCAATCATCAGGCTCAGAAATTCTCCAAGTGTATCGGTAAGAGCCATCAACTATATAAAGGTTTAAACCATTATCTGCAATACTTACAGGCCCTGTACTTGAGTTTAAAACCCCAATTACATAAGGAATAAAAGCCTTATCCGTTGCGTATATGTACTGACCGCAAACGGCAATTAAATAAGTATTTCCAGCTAAAACGTGCATACCCCTAACTGGGGATTTAGCAGGTAAAGTTAATATTGAGGTAAGTCCTGGGGTTGGGTAAAGCGCAACAACACCCCTTGAGCCTTGTGGCTTGGTAGGGTCTACTTCAGGAAACCAGTTGATACACTCTTGAGCATCTTGATAGATACTAGGTGCTTCGTAACTTGCTCCGACAAAGCCAAAATCTGCCATTATTTAATATCCCCATATCGTTCGCCATCACGAATTCTACGAATAGTAGATTCGCTTACACCATACTCTCGAGCAAGTTGAGCGATATTTCTATAGCCTATTCTTGGTCTAATTTCTAATACTTGTTCAGCAGTTAAAACTCTTTTTTTAAATTTAGGCTTACCGAGATTTGATGCGCTAATTTTAGCTTTAGATTCTTCAGAAAGGGTTGTTCCAGCTTTATTTTTATTGCCAATACGAACATAAGACATTTTTGCTCTAGATTCTTCAGAATGTTTTTTGCCTTTAAAAGTCATTCCCCAACTAGAAGCACCATAAGAATTGCCTTTTAATTTGGCTTTATGTTTTTCAGTATGCTTATATCCAGTTGAGCCTTCACCACCATCAGTAAGATTACAAAGCTCAATTCCCATATCTTTCATGCAAGAAATTAACAATACTTCATGGTCTAATGCTTCAATTTCGGTATCCCAATGGGCAAGTATTTGAACTTCATAGCCATATTTTGCAACTATGCGTTTCCAATAATCATTGCGATTTTTAGAATAAGCCCTTCTACCTAATCCTTTACCAATGTAAAAAATAGTTCCGTTTGGTTTTGTATGAGCATAAGTGTAGTGTGTTTTCATAGGTTTATTATACCACCACTAAGTATCATGGTTCTTATCTAAGGAACCCTCCGCTCAAAATCCAGCCCGCATCGCGACTTCTACCCACCAGCATAGAATCAGGATAGCCTGCTGCTGCAATAGGCTTCATGTTAGTACGCTTAATAGTTGATTTAGATTGCGCTGCAAAACCATTAATCATTGCTATTTGTGTTGCAGAAGCTTTTCCATACATAGGCATTAAACGTTCAGCTAAACACCATCTTAAAGCCATTGTATAGCCTTGTGGAAGATTAATATTGTCATAAATGGTAACAAACCCACCTAACAAGTTATCCACAAATATATGCATTTCTCCCTGAGCAGGATTAGGCCAAACAAAAATATTGCCTAAAACTTCAGTAGGCTGATAGTAAAGAGCTTTGGGCCAAGGGCCATTTAAAGTTTTTAATCCTATTTGATTGTAATTATCTAAAGCAAGAATTGCCACTTGATAATCTAATCCACCATTTAAAACAGGCTCACCATTGCTTTGAGTATTTACACGTACAAAAGCAGAATTAACGCTTAAAGGTCTTTGATAATAACCTTGAATAGTTGTTGTAGATACTGTTTGCGATATATTTAAAGTATAAGTACCTGCTTCATTGACGTTACCACCAGCACCACTTCCAAATCCTGTAATAGTAGTGCCATTAGCTATACCTGCACCACTTAAAGTTTGGCCTGTAGAAATACCGCCTGAATTAATTCCTGTTACGGTAAGAATATTTCCTGATATAGAGCCTGTAAAGCTACTTCCAATTTCACCGCCTGGGCCAATAGTATATTGAGTTTGCCCTGGTGTAAGAGTAAAAATAATTTCATTCTTATAAAACACCATCATATCTTCATTAGACCATTGGTCTAACATATCATTAAGCATATCAAAAGCATCTTGAACCGCATCAGGGCTAGGAGTTTCACCTGCCTCTAATGCGCCAATGTCTTTTAATGCACGGCTGATGATGTCAAGGGCTTGTGCCATTATTAAATTCCTACTTTAGCTTCTAAAGCTGCAGTTCGCTTACGTAATGACTGCAATTCAGCAATCATGTTAGCAATCATTTCAGGAGTAGATGGGTCAATATTTTGGTAAATAGGAGTGCCATCTTCTTTTGTAGCATTAGGTTGCCCCGTTACTGCTTGTGGAACAACTTGCTGTAATTCATCTGCAATAAAACCAGTATCAGCTAAACCGTTATTAATCCAGTTAAATGTTCTTGGTAACAAAGCATCAATAAATGTTCCAGAATTTGTTAACGTTGCAATATTTTGTTTAAGCCTACGGTCTGAACTTGTATTGTAAAGAACGCCATTACTGCTACTATTAATAGAAACTGTACCAATAAGTGTTGTAGAAGATGGAGTTCCAATACCCCAATAAGCCAAAATATTAGTAGATGCGTATGAATTACCAATTACAAGAATTCCGCTTGCTCCACTTGTAGTTCCTGTGTAAAAACTTCCACTAGGGTTTGCACCAATAGATTGAGCATTAATAGCATTATTACTGTTTGCAGTTGTATTAAATCCTGCATAAGTATGAGTTGCTGAAGCGCAATTAATAGATGTTGCGCTAATTGCTCCATAAGAAGTAGCTGTAATAGCTGCAAAAGATTGTGTTCCTGTCCAAGTTTGCGTACCCGACAAAGTTGGAACACCTGTTAAAGAGCCTGTTAAAGCTAGAGTAACAGCCCCTGAAGTAGTTGATGCTGATATTCCTATGCCATTTACCGTGGTTCCTGCTGCCGTAACCGATGTAATCGCACTACCCCCACCTGAAGAAGTAATTGTTCCGCCAACGGTTAAATTACCTGTAATCGTGGCATTTTGGGAAGCATCCAAATAAAGAGCTTGAGCTCCACCTGTCTGTAGAGCTAAAGCACCACTTGCATCAGCCGTTTGAACAATACCAGCAGAAGAAGCGTTAATAGTTGATGTCATAGTTATTCCTAATTTGGGGTAAAAGTATCAGCCAACCAAGGCAGTTTAGTGTTTTTGGGAGTTTTTAGCGAATTTAATTGTTGTTCTAAATTCTTTTTAATTTCATTACTTGTATCGCTATTTAGCCAATCAGTCAAGTTGTATTCTTTAATATTGGCATAAGGCACGTCAACCACACCTTTTTTAAAAGTATGCTCACCTTCAGTTTCAACAACATTAATTCCATCTGTTGCTGATAAACCATAGTGAACACTAGTAATCACCTCATCATCGGCAAATACTTTTAAAATTTTCCAAGTAAATTCCATTAACTACTCCAAGTAGCTGAAGGAACTGCAGGAAATGTAACGGGTGTTGTAGGAGGATTTACCCCATAATTTCTAACTGTGCTTCTATAAGATAAAAATTCAGCTTGGTTAGTTAAATAAGGGTTTGATACTGCTGGGTCTGCAACGCTAGCTACAGCAGTCCAATCTGTAGCAGATAATAATTGTTGCGCTGTAGCAGAAGTTTGAGCTTGTAATTGAGCAATATAAGCTGCTTGTTGTTCAGGACTTAAAGTCAATACTTCCCACGCTTGATAATATTGACCATCTGTCAATACAGGAGCTATTTGCTGAACATATTGTGTTGCAGGGTCATAACTTGGCTGTGGGCTATCAAATACAGTTTCATAAGGCTCTGGAGCTACAAAAGGTGTAGGAAAGCTAGTATTAGGATATTCAGCTTGAATTTGCTCTTGCGTAACTGGGTACGCTAGTGTTTGTGTATTGATAAAAATTGCCATAATATACCTTATGAAATTGCAAGGAAAATGTAACTTGCTGTAGCGATATTAGTTGTTAATAATGCTGTTGCGCCTAATGTAAACCCACCAGATGAAGCATAAACTCCATTATTTCCTGTGGTTTGTGCATCTCCTGTGTCCCAAGTTAAATAAGGACTAGAGCTGCTTGTTAGTCCATTAGCAGAATCAAAACAATACCAATCGCCAGTAGAATCTGTGCGCTTAATAAGAATAAATCTAGCACCACCTGAACCAAATCCACAAGCTATAGATTGTCCTGTAGCGTTTCCTGTATAAGAACCAACTTTAGATACTCCAGCACAAGTAGCAAATAAATAAGCTACATAAGTTGCTGCCGATGCATTAACTGGCGCACCAGTACCAATAGAAAACACACTTGATGTTGGGGTTGTATTATTCCAAGCTGTTGAAGATGTAACAGGAGTTGCATTTGTATTTAACACAGAATATTTTGTATTTCCTGTTGTTGAATGATATATCCACCAAGCATTTGAAGCAGAACGTTCTTTAACAATTATCATTTCAGGAACAACTGTTAAATTATGTGTTTGTGTTGTTGCACTTCCTGTTCCTGTATAGCAAACCTCATCAAAGAATGTAGGGCTTCTTTTGAAATTCCAGTAAATATCATTAATTCCGTTTCCTGCCCAAAAACCATTATCTGTAATGCTTGTATTGCTATCGTATGCAAAACCATATCCTGAAGTTAGATTTTCTCCACTAGTACCAGATGTAGCAATATAGCGTGTTGCTGTAGATGTACTACCAACAAGACGAGATGTTGCCGAAAAATTACTACCTGAACCTATATTAGTCCATCCATTTATTGATAAATCTACAGGAAATCCTGTTGTTACAGTATATGGAGAGGTTGGTGTACTTGCAAAAACAGGACTAAACACACTTGTACCAGTAGTAGGTGGTTTATCAGGTCTGCGGATTGCTATGTAGATGTAGTTAGCAGAACCAGCAAATATGCCAGCTACTCCAGTTTGAAATCCTGTAGCTGTTGGAAGCATATAGCTAGGATTATTTCCTCCGTTTGCTTCTGCTCCAGAAGTATCTGCATACAAAAGTTGTAATCCTGTTTGAGAAAATCCTCGCATAACATCAGCTATTTGCCAATCACTAGTTCCGTCAGCCCTTTTAAACATTACATATTGAGGTTCCCATCCAAGATTGACAGAAAAAGTACTGCCACTAGTAGTAGTAAAGTTTCCACAAGCAATAGCACTATCTGTTCCTGTTGCACCAAATCCACCAGCTTGATTAGCAAATATGTAGGCTATGTAAGTTTGACCTGAAGCATTAACTGTAGCATTTGTACCAACAGTAAATTGTGTAGATGTAGGAGCTGTATTATTCCACCATGCAGAGCTAGCTACCTGTGCATCAGTAGTATTTAAAACTGCGTAATATTGTTCTGGTGTTGTGCCACCATTTAACCCTTTATGATAAACAGCCCAGTTATTAGTTGCGCTAGTTTCTTTTACTATAATACAGCCAGGTGTAGAACCTAAACTATGATTAATTGTTTGATTTGAACCTGTACCAGTATATTGAACAATATCAAAAAACTTAGGTGCTTTACGAAATGTCCAAGAAGCAAAAGCATCGGTAGATGTATTTACTTGAGTACCACTTGTATTACCACTTCCCAATGTAAAACCTGTTGAACTAAATGCTGTTAAAGAATTTGCATCTGTAACTTGTGCCGTAGTTAAATTTGAACCTATAGCCTTTGTTGTTCCTCTTACAGTATCAAACAAATTATTGTTATAAGCATTAGTTCTATCTTTAATCCAAGTCATTCCACCTTTGGTAAGGTCTATTCCATTATTAATGGATTGTGTTGCACCTGTGCCTGTATATAAATAAGTAGAAAATACATCATCTACATAAGTTGGTGTAGTACTAGCACCACTAGCAGACATCAATAAGTCACGAACTGGCATTAGGCCATTGCCTTTCCTAGAACAAAACCATTCCAAGTAGTACCACCATCTTCTGTAAAGAATCCTAATACATCACGACCTGAAGAAGTTAGTGTAGGAGCAGTACCGCCAGCCCATTTAGTTCCTGAAATCCAAGTAATTGTGGCTGAACCACCATTAGTAAGGTCAAGGATAAATGAATTTACTGTACCGCTAGATGCACCATTGCTAACTGTAAATGAAGTTGCGCCTGATACTGTGTAAGTAAAGTAATTGCCTGTGGATAAATCAATAGCACCACTAGAAAGAGTAGCTTTAGTTTCTGTGTATTCTGTTGCTTTAGCTACAGTAAAAGTACCAGCAGCAGGAGTTGTTCCACCAATCGCAGGGGGAGAAGCCAAATAAGTGCTAAATCCTGAACCTGAAACAGTAGAAGATGCAGATAATGTTGTAAATGCGCCTGTGCTTGGTGTTGTTGCACCTACAGTACCATTATGTGCGCCACTAAATGCAGAAGTTATAACGCCTGTAGAAGGGTTAAATTGCAATTTTGTAGATGAGGTATTCTCACCTGTAATTGAACCGCTAGTTGCGCTTGTAAAGGTTAAATAACGTGTTGCATTAGTCGTTGTATCGTCAGTAATGGTGATACCTGACGTAATCGTAGTCCATGTAGGAGCTGCTGAACTACCGCCTGAAGTCAATACTTGACCGCTTGTTCCAAATCCACTTGTACCACTAAGTGCTGGAGTTGTTCCCAAGTTTGTAGATAAACCAATAGCACCTGAAGCATTAATAACGTGAGCTGATTGTCCTGTTGTACCCCAAGCAAAATAGGTTTTATAACCATTACCAGAGCCAACAGTAATATCACCATCGTGACCTGAAAAATAAACACCATTATTAATACTAAAAAAGTCGCTAGGCGTAGATGCACTAAATACTGATGAATTCATACCAAACTCACCATAATAAGTTGAGTCTGTGCCTATATCATTAGAAATTACATAGTTTGTAGAAGCATTAGCAGTTCCTGATTTGTTTTGAATAATTAGCTGGTTGTATGAACTAGCTGTCGTTGTTCCAAAAGATGCAATAGTATTGGTTGCATTAAAACTTAATACTGGGGTTGTGTTAGTAACAGTATTTCCACTAAGAGTTGTAAAGTCACCAGTAGAACGAGTGGTTGCGCCAATAGACACACCATTTAATGCACTTACTGTAGAGCCTAAAGCCTGAGCTGTAGAGCCAAAAGTAATAGAACTATTCGTAAGCTGGCTGTTTGCAATACTTCCTAAAGTGCCGCCTAAAGTAAGACTTCCACTAGAAGTTACTGTGCCTGTAAGAGTAATGCCGTTTACTGATCCTGTGCCGCTTACTGATGTAACTGTACCAGTTGTGGGAGTTGTCCAAGTAGGAGTTCCTGCGCCTGCGCTAGTTAATACTTGACCTGATGTACCTGTGGCAGTAAATGCTGTAGTGCTTGCGCCAGTTTGATAAGGTACTTGACCTGCTGCTCCACCAGCTATATTTGTAGCGTTGGTAGCATTAGTTACGGCTGTTGTGCCGATTGCTGAAGCAATTTGTGAGCCTGTCGCTGCTGTAAATGCTGAAGTACCATTTCCGTAAGCAATACCACTTAAGCTAGTAACGCCAGTTCCGCCATACGGAACAGTAATAGTAGAGCCATTCCATGTACCAGCAGTTAACGTACCAACGCCTGTGATTCCTGTATATGAGCCGCTGATATAGCTAGAACCTACTGTACCGCTAGTGATTTGATTGCCATTAATAGCGATTGCTGTATTACTTGCAACAGTTAATTGACCTTGAGCGTTAACTGTATAAGTAGGAACGCTTGAAGCAGAGCCATAAGAGCCTGCGGTTACTGCAGTATTGGTAATACTAAATGTTGAGCCAGATAAGGTTAATCCTGTACCTGCTGTATATACACCTGACAAAGAGAAATTGCTCCATGTCATTGCAGTAGTGCCTAAAGTACCACCAGGTTGAGCTAGGTTATACCAAAGGCTTCCTGCTTGAGCACCACCATCTACGAAAATGATTGCGCCAACATATTGCGCCCAAGTAGTAGAACCAGGGGCATAAGACCAAGCACTGCTAGAAGCCACGTAAATGCCGTTTTGAGCAGCGTTTGTTTGATTTTTGACTAGGACTATATTGCCAGCTACTAAAGTTACGCCATCAATCGTTTGAAGCCCTGAAAGCGTAATATTGGCAGTTGTTGCTGCTTGTGCAGGCTCTTTCCAGCTAACGCCCAATGCTACTGTATCAACATACAGTTTATTGGCAAGGTCTGTTGAATTTACAGGGGTAGTGCTAATAGTTCCTGTAGTTGTAGCAATGTTAGTAAAAACCCCTGTACTAGGGGTAGTTGCACCAATCGTTGTGCTATTAATAGTGCTATTAGTAATCGTAGCACCAGTAATAGTTCCGCTAATAGGAACTGTAAATGGCTGACCTTGACCTATAAAAGTCTGAAAATTATTATTAACATCAAATAAAGCCTGAACAGGCAATATATTTTGGTCTACTGTAGATGATGGGCCAGCCATAATGCTCCTTAATAAGCCATTGCTGTAAAAACTAATTTATCACCAGCAATAAAGTTTGTTGGCAATCCAGTAGTTACACTATATCCAGTAACAGAAACTGAAGTATTTGTGCTTGCACTTTGTTGAGCAAAAACAGTTGAAGAATTAGTAACATCTTGACAAGCAACAGCCCATCCATTTGGAGCAGCAGGAAGGCTAATCGTTCCTGATGCAGCGCCACCAGAGCCAACAGTTACAGCAAAAGCTGCGGTGCTAAAACCAACAATAGTAGGGCTAGTTCCAAAACCTGATGCAATAGTAGGAGCAGTTGCAGAAATAACCAAGTTCCCGTTAACTGATATGTTTGTAGCGTTTACAGTTGAAGGAGTTGTTGAGCCAATAGGACTGTTATCAATAGTTGCGCCTGTAATAACGTCAGACGTTAAAGGAGGTGAAAAATACGCACCGCCTGGGCCAACTAGACCAAGGCATTGACCAGTTGTATTAAATGCTGCTTGTACAGGAACAATATTTTGCGTTTGAGTTGAAGCTACTTGATTAGTTGCCATTATGCTAATCCTTCACCAGGAGTGATTTCAACGCTAGTAGCTGCACTAGCAATAAACCACGCATTAGGTGGAATACCACTAAAAACGCCTACCGCATTTGCAGGAATAGACAATACGTTTGCTATGCCTGCTGCGGTAGGAGTTGTAGCTACAGGAGTTACTGAAGCATCAGAAGGCTCTTGAGGCAACCAACCCACTCGAACTAAGCTAGAAGTTAAATTAACAATACGATAGCCTGATGGATAAACATTATTGTTAGATTTAATCTGAACAGCAGATGTACCGACTAAATAAGTAGGCCCAAAAGGGGAAAAAGCTGAGTTATATGCCATTTTAAGCTCCTTAAACCGCAGTTACAGGTAATGAACCTTCAGAACGCACGATTTGAATTGTATAGACACCGCTTGCTGGTTTTAATGTAGCACCAGAAGTTAAATTACCAAATTGAATAGTAACTGTATTAGCAGTTAAACAATCAGCTTCAGCAATTACAACACCAGCAACTTGAGAACCGTTATAACCAATAATGGTAATAATGTCAGTTGTAAGCAAGCCTGGCAAAGCGTAATTTACAGCAGTTGTAGTATTTGCAGCTAAAGAATTAGAAGTGTTATCTAGGTTTGGAGCAATATAGAAAGTGCTTAAAGCATTTCCACGAGCAATAGTGGTAGACGGCATGGTTTTTTCCTTTAAATAAGGTAAATCAATTATAAGTTAATTAAGAAAAAAGGCTACACTTTTTGGGCGTAGCCTTTCTCTTTACATCAGTTAGCCTTAGTAAGGGCCAGAGCTTAAATCGTAGCCGTAAACATATACGTCAACAGTAGCTGCTGCGGTTGCAGAAGATACGTTGAAATACAAAGTTTGGACTGTTTCAGCAGTATTAGGAGTATATGCTGCTGATACTGTTACATAAGGGTTACCAGTATTGCTAGTCAAAGCAGCAGCAGTCAAAACTGCTGTGCCTGTTTTAGCTTTAGCTGTGTAAACACCAAAGTTAACAGAAGAAACATCCACAGCTAAACCTGTAGGGCCAACACCGTTTGCGATTACAACGGTAGTAGGCACATAAAGTGCGCTGTTGTTTACTTGAACTGCTGTATCACCCAAAGCTGCTACAGATAAACCTTTTTGCACTGCAATAACACGCAGAGCTTGTTGGCTGTTTAGGTTCGATGGGTGGGTAGTGCTAGTAGTTGCTGGGCCTGGATTCGCCATGATTTTTTTCCTTTATTTGTTAAAAAATTAAGCTGCAACACGACAAGCGAGTTCAGGATAGAGAGGAGCCCAGCCATACAATACGTCAACACGAGTAGGAATACTATCGTTGTTGATTGTGTATTGACGAACTACACGCATTGACAGACCAATTTCCTTATCGGAAGCACGACCTGCAAAGTGAACACCCTCTGGCAACTCAAGGTCAGCCATAGCCATTGTGAATGCATTTTTGTGCATTACGATGTTCTGTGGAGATACTTGACCTGCACCGCTTACGCCTGCGCTGAACGGAGTTACTGTTGCAGCTGTAGATGTTGTAGGAATAGATACGTTTTGGAACTGACCACCATAAATAACGGCAGGAGATACAGTTACAGACATAGTGCCTGAACCTGTACCAGTTACAGTAGATTTAACTACAAAATTACGCAGTTTGTTTGTACCGTAAGCTTGACGATTTTGTGGGTTAACTGCATAAACGCCAGCGATTTGAATTACGTCACCTGCGTTCAAAGTCAATGTAGCACCTTGAGCCAATGTGATAGTAGAGCTAGAAGCCCAACCAGAATTCAAATAACCAACAGCAGCAGTAGTGCTAGTAGTCAATGTAGATGCTGTAGAACCAGCCCATGAACCAAAAGTTTGTGACACGATGTTTTGGTCAAGTTTCCAGTTCATACCGCCTGAATCGCGACCCATCAAGCCTTTTGTGTACTGTGAAGAAATCTCAGCAGTAGGAACAAACAAGCCTTTCAAGCTGTCAACGATAGTTGCAGATGTAAACGGCTCAACGATACAGCTTCTACGGCCATCACGAGGAGCACCTTCAGAGTCAAGATAAGCTTGAGCTGAAAGGTATGTGTACAAACCTGTTGGAGGTGTACCTGCTGTACCAACGATGTTAGCTGTGTTCAAAGCTGCTGTAGTTGTACCATCAAAGTCGATTTTGTTGGCAATAGCTGCAACGGCTGGCTTCAAAATACGGTCAGAGAACATATCCAAAGACAAAGCTAAGTCTTGAGTTGTAAATTGTGTATCAACGTGGAACTGGGTGCTCAAAGTAACAGGAACTGAAGTTTCGTTCAGGTCTTCTACGTTTAGAGCTGGGCCAGTAGTACCGATGAAACGGCCTGGTCTGCGAACGTTGACTGTTGCGCCAATTTTTGCGCCAACTACGGCAAATTGGTCATCATAGTTACGGTCAACTTCAGATGTAAATGTTAATTCGTTTTCGAGAACCATCAACGCTTCGTTGGTGATTTTCGAGATGGTAAGTAGCGTATTTGCCATTTTAATTCTCCAAAAAAATTAGGTTTATCTAACTCTGCCAGCCTGTCTTGCAGCTTTCCATTGCGAGTATGTACCATGAAATTCACCATTGGTGTCCACGAGTACATCTGCTCCAGCTTTGCCACCAGTCAACGGCCTTATAGGGCTAGGTGCTGTACTTCTTGAAACATCTTCCTTTAATTTTGGAGCTTTAGGAGCTTTTACTTCCTGCGCTTCAAACTTAGCTTCTAACTTACCTAATTCTCTAAGGGCTTTGGCAGTTGGCATTTGTGTCAACTTACCAGCAAAGTCTTCATCAGTAGCTAAGAGATATAGGATTTGAGGGCCTACATCACTTTCTAAAATGCTATCTCGTATCTCATTGCTAACAACGATATTACTAGATTGCACCATCCTATCAAAATCAGGCATATCTGCCTTTGCTTTTTCAAGTTTCTTGTTCCAAGCTTCATTGGCTTTGGCACGTTCTTCTTGAGCTTTTTGATTAGCTAACTCAACATCCCTTTGCTTCAAAGCATTTTCAGCACTCCATTCAGCTAATGCTTCTGCATATTCAAAAGCATCATTAAATTGACTTGCCTGTGGCTTTCCTTCAACAGATACCTTTTGTTCGGTCTGCGGTTGGGTAGCCTGTGCTTCGTAATCCCTTAAACGCTTTTCTAATTCAGCAGCTCTTAACTCAGCTTCCTGTGCTCGCTTGCTTACCTTATCAAAACGCTTATTAAGTTTGTCATTCTGCTTCTCAGGTTTCTGCTTCTTAGCTTCTTCCTCTGCTTCTGGTTCACTCTGTGCTTCAATTTGCTCTGGCTCTGAATCTTCCTTTACAGATTCAGCCATAGGGGGCTCATTTTCGTCAGCTAAACCTAATTTATTTGCATAGAATTCTGCTGCATTGTTACTTGTTACTACACTACTTGCTTCTTTTTCGGCCATGATTTCTCAAGCTCCTTGATTAATACAACATATATACAACTTTAAATAATTAATGTCTATTTTATTTAGACTTTGATTCTTTCTTGGCTTGCTTCATAAAAGACTTTTGTTCTTTTAATTGAGCTTTATCCATGCCTTTAAATGGGTTGGTAGATTCAGGTTCATACTTCTTACCTGCTTTTCTAGCCATTTCCTTCATTTTCCATTCAAGTGCGTTATCGCCTGTAATTGTTGCCATGTTCATTTCTCCGATTAAATACCACGTTCTACTGCTTCTTCCATTGCTGCACGTTCTGTACGCAAATCCATTTGAGCCAATAGCATAGCTAATTGCGCTTTCATTTGCTCGATTTCTTTCTGAGTTTCAGTTTTAATAACTGTGTCATGGGCAATGGTATCAGTGCGCAATTGACTGTCAGCTTGTCTAGTAGCATTATCCATTTGCGCTTTTTGCAACATTGCTTTGTCTTTTTGCTCTGCAACACTAGCACCGTACTTCATATCTAATGTAAGTTGCTGAATCTGTTGCTGTAGCTGCTGGATAGTTTGCTTAGATTGAGCCATTTGCATTTGAACTTGAGGTGGAATGTCTGATTTTTCGTCAATTTGAGCCAATGGATTAGCAGCAGCCAAACGGTCAGCGATAATGTCAGCACCAGGGAAGTCCATGTTGCGGAAGATTAAATCACCTGCTTGAGCCATTAAATTAGGGTCAGCAGGTAACAATGTCATCATTGATTCAACAGCTTCTTGACGTTTAGAAGCATATCCAGGGCCTGTTTCCATCACAATATCGTATTGACCAACAGTAACGTCATTTAAAACTTTTTCAACGCCTTGCTCATCTATACCTTTTTGATTAATGGTTACTAACTCACCTTTACCGTCATCGCCAATAATGCGTAAAACTCGTTCTTTGTCATAAATATGAGGGATTAAATCTAAACAAATACGACCACATTGACGAATTGAACGAGTCAAATTGTCGTAATAATGGAAATTGGTCATGTCTGACTGTTGCTGTTGACCTTGCAAAGACTTGCCAGATTGCATACCTTGGGGAAGTTGACCTGGGTCAAAGATTCCAACAACTGCCATTAAATCAGAATTCAAGCCTTGCAATGCCGTAACCATACCTGATGGTGGTGGTTCAGGCTGAATACGAGTAGGAACTGGTGCTGGTCTGCCATCGCTATCTGTTTGCTTGTAACGCAAAACAGGCATAGATTTAATGTTGGCTGTATTCCATTCAATTTCATGGCCTTCATCTTGTCCTTCAGCCAATAAGAATTTAGCTTTAGGTGCAAGGGCTACAGATTCTGTAAGAGCTGTAGACCAGAAGTTATACATACGCTGTGGGTCTTTAGCCATGCGTGTTAAGCCAAACTTCTTCTTTTTGCTATCTACAATGAGTTGCTGACCATAAGCAGGAATTACAGGGATATATTTACCAGGCCAATCCTTTTCTTCTAGGATTTGCATACCTGTCAATTTGCACCATTTAATCTGCTTTTTAATGGTTTCACGCTTAGATACGACATAAATGCCTGCATCTTGCATAACAACTTCAGAGGGCTTTTCATCTTCATAGCAAGTAGTGCCATCAGATAAAAGCAACAATTTCATGCGCTTGTGCTCGGTATAGAAATACTCCGCTACACGAATATCTTCTTTGGTAATCCATTCAGATTGAGAATCGCCTGTACCACGAGGGTTAAAGCCACCGCCATCGTCTGCGCCTGGGTACATTTTGCGGAATGTTTCTTTACTAATTACTTCAGTAATCAAGCATTTTTCTGCATCAGAGCCATCAGGTTCATTGCTATTAGGGTCAAAATAGACCATAAAAGGGTTTTCAATGCGCTTAATGTAGATTTCTTGATTAAATGAATCAGGAGTAGGGTAGTCATGCACTACACGCCAAAAGCCCCAACCCATACGAACTGCAAAATCAAAGGCATTGTCATAGGCAGAATCAGCATCAGATTGATTTTCAATATGACGCAAAATGCCTGTAATAATCTCGGCTACCTTTTCATCAGACTCATTATTCATGCCATGAGCCTTCATTCGAGGTCTTTGCTGGCGTTGTTGGTTTGCTATCTGACGGCAGTAAGCATCAATTTTGTTGATGGTTAAATAAGGTCGTGACTCCAACAAACGGCTATTTTGTATTTCTACAGGCCATTGGTCACCACCAGCAAACTTTAAGTCATCAAGAGCTTCTACACGATTATTTGAATCATTATCTGAGCAAAATCGTAGAAACTCTTTAGCTTCCTCGATAATGCCCGATTCGTAATCATCGCCATATTCGGTGGAATAGATACCACCATTGCCACCATCGTAGATACCCATAATATTCCTTGTTAGCTCATCCAGCTTGACACATCATAATTGATTGATTTGCGTTTAACAACTTTCTTCTCTTGAATCATTAACCCAATATACCTAAAAGCATCAGCTCCATGCGAATAATTATCATGTACAGGCTTTAAACTAAACCCTTTTGTATCAGGGTCTACATCATATCTATAGTGCCTTAAACAATCTAAACCTGCGCTGGTATTGTTTTTGTCAAAGTAACAGCTTGAAAAGATAGTTCTAGCAGCGTTTATAGAGTCCGCAATAGGAACTCTATCAATAATTCGTACATTGTAGCCACTATTACGCACAATTTCTTCTAAACTTCTACCATTGGCAGCCAAAGTCTTATTTTGTGCATCATGGGGCAAATATAAGGTGTCATAGACATAGCCAAAAGTTTGCATCCTTGCAAGGATTTCACTCATCGTAGTTTGAGTAGTTTCAAAATAGCGGATTAAGCGTGTTTCCATGCCAACAAACTGCACAAACCAAATAGCGGTTGCATCAGCCCAACCAATATCAAATACGGCCATTACAGGCTTAGTAGCATCGTATGGCACATTAGTAATGCGATTATCTTGCTCTGCCCTTTGCATTTCTTTGGCAAATACAGCTCCATCAATGGTAGACCGAGTAAAGCCTTCCCAAACGTTTTGATAAGCTTCAAAATCTCTATTTTTAAGAGATAGGCGTTCTTCTTCTAATACCTTTGGAAACCAAGGATTGTCATTCCAGTTTATTTTTTGAACTACAGCATTATCTGGTGGGCTAATTACAAAGCGTTTATAGGTTTCATCGGTAGGCAATTCAGGGTTAAAAGTAACCCAAATCTCAGAATTTTCTTTTCTTATTGTAGGTATAAGAATATCGAATGACGATTTTGTAACATTATTTGCTTCCTCTACCCAGCAATAATCAATGCCCTCAATAGACTTTAAGCCGTTAATGTTGTTTTTTATGCCTGCAAAGATAAACTCTGTGCCGTTATTGCCCCTAATAGTGGTTTGAGTTACCTCGTAATGAGCCTCAAGCTTCATTTCGTAGATTTGGTCTACAAGCAGTTTATGTACAGAATCCTTGATTGAAGTCTGAAATTCACGAGCGCATAAGACTCGAATAATATTGATTACGCCTTTGCAAAGCAACATTCTGGCTACTGAATGAGATTTTCCACCCCCTCGACCACCATACAATACCCTGTAACGACTATGTTCAGGCTCAACTAAGCATTTAAGCTTTTTGGGGAATTGAGGCCAAATAAAGCCTGTTGTATCAGTCTGGCTTTGCATTTACATCTACAAAGGTAAAGCCTATTCCTTTAACTAAGTCAGCCCCATCAGGGCCACTAATTTCTGTAGCTTGAATGGCTTTGCCGTCTATTCTGTCCATTATCTCTTTTACAGCCCATGCTTCACCTTCTTGTGCAGCCTCTACAAGCTTCTCTGCAATAGCTCTTAGCTTTAAAGAATCATCTTGTACTAGAACCTTGCGTAACTGGTCGTGAAAGAGCCTTCCCTTCTTAGCATTTTGGTTTCCCTTCATGCTTTCTGAGATTTTCTCATTTTTTCCTGATTCAGTTTCTAAGCTCATGATTTTTAATTAACTTTAAGTTAACGATTATTCATTTTCCATGCTATCAGAATTAGCTTCTGCTTGGTCTATGTCTGCTTGCACTTCAGGGCTATTTTGTATGTTTTTCCATTCATCCTGTAATTCTTGTGGAACTCCAGGTTGATAGATAACAGCGTTCATATCAGCCTGTATTTCTTCAACAGACTGTGGAATAGGATAAGGAATGTAAAAATTAGGGCTAGTCATTACGAAACATTTTGTTTTGTATCTACAGATTCCTCTACAGGTGGATTAGCTGCTTGAATAGCTTGTACCTGTGGAATAGCCTGTCCATGAATCTTAGCTACTAATGCAGCTACATCAGCATAAGCTGCTTGGCTTAAATGCTTTAAAACGGCTTCTACTTCAGATATTTCTAAGCGTAAATTAATCATTTTTTACCTTTCTTTGTTGATTTAGCTTTGTCTTGTACTGATAGGGCAATGGCAAGAGCCTGTTTTTTAGGCTTGCCTGCTTTTTCTTCAATCTTAATATTTTTACCTACTGCTTTCTTTGATGCGCTTTTAACTAATGGCATGGTTTTGCTCCTAGTAGTTGCCTTTTTAAGGGCAGGTTTTGCTTTTTCTGATAGGTTTTTAATTGGAATGGGTTCTTCATTGATGTATTGAGCCCAAGAAATCAATATTTCCTCTTGAGTCATAGACTTTGACTTCCAAGGCCAAGCGTTTTTTAGCCATTTAAACATTTTGTGGCTCTTCAAAACAAATGTCCTGCCAGCTCATTACAAGATATTTTACGCCATCTTCAAAGTAAGGGAAGTATTTTAAGTATTCTTCCCCTCTATCGTCATTCATAGTGCCAAAGCGTACTCTGGCTCCTACCTCAATAGGCATATCTTCACGTCTACCATTAGGAAGCTTTTTACCTGGGCCAACAGCAATAACTGTTCCCATGTTTTCAACTTCTTTATTGTCTACAAAAATTATGCTAGAAAGCTCTCTTACATCAGGCTTTACTACAATTTTGTCTAATAAGGGCTTAAGTTTCATCGTTTTAATGGCCTTCCACGCTTTTTAGGTGGGTTAATCGCAATAATAGGGTCAACCATAAGCTGAACTAATGCTTCTAATGCTAGGCTTTGGGCTATTCGCCATTCGCCACACCAGTCATCGTTAGACTTATTAACGGCAGATGGGAACCTTTTGCAGATTCCCATGCGTTCGCCTAAAACGAAAAATAGACAACTATTACAGTTTTCTCTATTCTCTTTAACAGCCATTCAAGTTCTCCGATTACTTGTTGTGGTTAGGGGTTGGGGGAGTGTGAGGCTTCCCCAATTACCGCTTATTTAGATTCGTACTTATCTTCTTTAGCATAAGAAGTACGCTTATGGTCATAGCAAATACCATGAGTGCGACCAGTATTGAACTCTTTATCAGAGCCAATAGCATCTTCTTTACCCATCGCTACACCGCCACGATGAGATTTTTCCATACGTTCACCAGACATATCTGCCTTACCAGCAGACTTAGGAACTACTACGCCTTTTGCTGGAATACCAGCAGTACTATTTGGGTTTGCCATTTTATTTCCTTTTAGCTAAAAAGACCTCAAAATGAGGTTCATCCATTTTTATGCCTATTTTAATCAATGTCAAGCATTTTGATTAATCGTATTGCAGCATCCACAGAATCTATTCGACTTACCGCACCACCTCGCCAATTTTGCATAAATTTGATTTGAGGTTCGGTAAAGTGAGCTTTGTTAGATGATTTAATTTCAACCAATACTGTTTTACCTTTATATCCAATCAAACAGTCTGGGCAACCCCTACCTACTGTTGAAAGGTTACAAACACTAGCTCCAAGGGCAATAAATGTATGAAATATTAGATTTTGATTCTCATCAACTCTTTTAGCGTATTTATTCATTTAGTCCCCACAAAAACAAGCTATGGTTTCTTCATCAGTTTCAAACATATCTGCTTGGTCTGATGCGTAATTCATCATTTGTTGATAGCTGGGCCTATCTTTTCTAAATCTTGCTCCATCACCTTGATATTTTCCTGATGATTTAATTCTAGATTCTTGTGCAGCCCACCATATTGCTCTATCAGGCTTTTCAGCAATAAGGCTTAAAGTTTGTGGATAACCTTTTAAAAAACATAAATCACAGTTTCCATGATAAGTTTTTCCATTGTAGTTTGGTAAACCAAGGTCAAAAGATTGTTCTTTCCAAAATTTACCAACATCCCCAGAAGTTATTCCAGCCGTATAAAGCGGAACTCTTTCTCTAGCCATTTTCATAGCCCTTCTTGGCTCATCCGCACGAATACCGACCCAATCCATATTTTCGTTATGTTCCCATCCCAAATGCTTTAAATAACGATGTATTGTGCGAATTTTTAATTCTGCTGTGCAAAATCGTGTTACAGGATTTGGTAAATAGCTTTTTTTGGTAATTAAAGCTTCAAAAGGTTCTCCATTTCGACTAGCTGTATCAAAATCAATTAATTTCCATTTTGGGTCATCAAAAGTGTATTCAAGCCAGGTAATAGGAACATTCCAATTATCTTGACAATCTTTAACAAATTTAAGGGTTGCTTCTTCTTCTTTTCCAGTATTTGCAAAAGTCACAATAGCATCTTCAGGAAGCCCATTATTGCTTTGTAATATGCGCCACAGCATATAACCGCTAGTTCGACCACCGCTAAAACTGATTACTGTTGGCTCAATAATCTTAAAAGGGTCATTCATTTAATAAATCCCTAGTTTTCTCAATAAGGTCTTCTTGTGAATACCCCCAATATGAAGTGAATTTTTTAGCTCCAGCAAGGTGAATACTGGTATCTCCAAGACGATGGTGGAAAGCGCACAAGGGTATGACTGGACTGAGATTTCTGGGCATACCGAACCGTCTGCAATGGTGCATTTCAACTGGCGAGTCATCTAAATTCCTTATATCAAGCTGACGGCATAATATGCAGCCAATCCTTGATAGTTTAAGATAAATGTCTTTTTCTGCCTTAGTTGCCATTAGCCATTTCGTACCATTGTTTATAGAAATTCTTTAATTCTTCAAAACTTGTACCAGCTTTAGTACAAGTTCCATCTTGGTTTACTAAATAATACTTGTGAACAACGGTTTCATCATCAGTATCGCCATAAATGATTAAAACAATAAAATTAATTTGTTTAGCCAAGGATTTAAGTAAATATTCTTGACCTTTGCTAACTTGTTCATCAAGTCTTTTCCATTCCATTACAAGGAATTTACCTTTTCTTTCACAAATACCATCTACGTTTGAAGGAACAAATTGAGGATTTTCAGGAATTAACCCAAAAAAATCCCAATAATCTGTATGAGTAGCAAACATATTACGCATCAGCATGAGCTATATTCTCTAATTTAAGGGTCATTTCGACCAAATCATTAGCTATTTGATATGCTTTTTGCCTATCTTGAGCAATCATGGCTTTGTAATATTCATCTAAAAGTCGTTTTGATACCAAAAAAGGTAGTGAAAAATCTCTCATTACATATTCCCCTGTCTACGGTTGCTGGATAAAGTTCTCCATATATCAATAATTCTAATTTCGTGGTTTCTTTCGTTATCAACTTTCTTAAATTCAACAAAAGCCTTAATATGCGCTTGTACTGCTTCAGCGTATTTAACGCTTGCTAGAGCCTTTGCATCTCTTTCGGCTACTGTGCCATCAGCTAATAGAAAAGAATGGCTCTTAGCCTGTTTTAAGCCTTCCTCAAGGTATTTAACCTGACCTGCTAGTTCTGCATGAGCTTCATCAGTATTTGCTAACCTAGTTAAGGCTTGTTCTACCCTGTTTTCGTTCAGTTGTTCTAAATTCATCTCTTATTCCATTGTTTTTTAATTTCAATTTTTAAAAATTCAGCTTGTGGGTGTTTTTCAAGTTGCCATAAAAGTTGTTCCCAACCTCTACGTTTAGCGCATCCTATAAACCAGTCAATATCGTATTGAAGGCTTTGTTCAGGGGTATTCATTTATCCCCTTCCCATGATTTTGTCTAAAAAATAATTGCCTACATCAACATCCTTTGGCAATGGAACTGTTCCAGCTTCTTTAATAAAAACCCTGTTATCTAGCTCTGTAATGATGTTTCTACGAGTTTTTAACAAGTTTTTAGATACATGAAGCTCTGATAAGCCCATATCATCCAATTCATCTTTAATAACTCTGTCGGCTACTGCAAAAAAAGTTTCATCGCCTTCAGGTTTAAAAAATGCTTCTGGAGTAACGCACATATCAAAAAGATTACGCAATTTGTCGTTTTGATGAACTCGTAGCGTTGTTTGGTCATTTTTATGAGGTTTAAGCCCAAAATGAAACCGGCAATAGTATTTTGCTGTTCCATCGGTACCAGCAGATATTGTTCCAGCCTGGCCACATCCATAAGCAGCACATCCTAAAGGCTGACCTTGTTGCTGTTGTTCATCTTCTCTACTATTAAATTTAACAAGTTTAGATTTCATAAATACTTCCTCTCAATAATCTTTGTAAAGTTTGTGGGCCTAATAACCCAGCCTAAATCTGCAAAAAATGGTTTTCTATCTTTTTGATAAGTTTTACCTGTTAAAAACTTAGAACTTTTAACAAATTGAAAAAAATCATTTTTAAACCAATCCAATGCTTCATCTTTGCTTTTACATTCAAAATCAATAAAAAGCTCTTTCCATCTTGCTTGTAAATTTCCTTGTCTTTCATCATTCCATTGCACTACTTTTGGAAGCTCTGGTAAGACTTCATGGTAAATAGAAATAATTTGTTGATGAGGGCAAGGTGGAATCTTTAGTTCCACAACCTCTGCCTCTTTCTCTTTCTCTGTCTCTGTCTCTCTCTCTCTCTCTGGTCTATCACTTTGATATCCCTCTGATATCACTTTGATATCTACTTGTTCCAACCAATGAGAAAGACTATTTAAAATCTTTGTAACCTCTTGTTTTTTAAGCCTTAATCTAAAAGAAAGAATATCTACAGAAGGCAAACATCCATCATATTCACTAGCAATTAACCAAAAGTTAATTAAACACTTTGAGGCAAGCGGGTCTAACTCAAACCAATCCAAATCGTCTAATAAATCGCGATAAAGTTTTACCCAGGGAGGTCTACGGTCTTTAAAATGTTGAAATCTTGACCAATTTTTTATTTTATAAGTCATAGTAATGACCTTCTTTTTGCATCCGCTTCAGCAATAAGATTTTCTGAATTTTTAAGAACAGTTCTAAATTGACCTATTGTTAAATAAACCAAATTCACTTCTTTTGGTTCTGCTCCTGTACTTTTAAAACATATCTGACCACTAGGAATTACAAAAACTTCTATTTCATCCTGAGAAGGAAATAACAACATAACAACTCCTTTTTCCAAAGTTAAAAAGCATCCGCTTACAAATAAATATCAGGCCTTAGCATCCCCCTTGTAATTCGACCTTTTGACAATTCTTCAATTTTTCTAATATGTTTAATGGGTATATTAGTTCTAGCTTTCCATTGATAAATGGCTGTTTCTCTTAATCCTAATAGCTTTGCAAGCCTATAAAGACTGCCAAATTCCGTCTTTAATTCCAAGTAAATATCCATAATTTCTCCTAAAGTTGTGTTATATTAGCACATATAAACAAAAAAACAACAAAGAAAATATATTTATTTTAAAGTGTTGCTAAGTGGGTTTTTCGTGTATAGTGGAGTCTAGTTCAACAAGTGATGAAGGGAAGTAAAAATGAAAACAGCAATTATCGAATGGGTAGCAGTAATTGTTATGGGTCTTATTTTTGGTGCAATGTTTGCATTTGGAGCTTAATTATGAATAACAATAATTATTATGAGCCAGAAGATGACAATAGTGCTGAAGAATTACAAGAAAGCATTGATTACGAGCTTAAAAACGATAACAACCCATATTTAGAAGCCAATGTGCGTGAATGTTTGTATGACGATGGTTTAGAGCCACATATGGCAACAATTGCTACATTGTTAGCACAAGGAGATACAGCAGCAGCAGGTGTAGTTTTATCTTCAGCCCTTTATACATATTGGGAAAACCGTACCATTCGTGAATTAACTTAATAGGAATATGTGATGAAAACTTTTAACGAATTACGTCTTATCAATGTCAATGAATTTGTTGAACGCAAAGGTAAATTTACCTATCTTTCTTGGACTTGGGCAGTAGACCAGCTTTTACAAAATGACCCATCAGCCACCTGGACTTTTGGTGACCCTGTTTATTTCAATGAATCAGTCATGGTTTTTTGCACAGTTACCGCAATGGGCAAATCTATGACTTGTCAAATGCCTGTTATTAACAATATGAACAAGGCCATTTCTAACCCTAATGCAATGGATGTAAATACCGCCATGATGCGTTGCCTGGTGAAGTGTATTAGCCTGTTTGGTATCGGTTTATACATTTACGCTGGCGAAGATTTGCCTGATGAAGAAATTCCTGATTTAACCGCAGAAGCCGACAAATGGGTTTTAGCAATTAGCGGTACTAAGTCTATGGATGAGCTTAAAGAAATCTATGGCGCAGCCTATAAAGCCCTTTCTAAAGACAAAGCAGCAGTAGATAAGCTTGCTAGTGCTAAAGACCTTCAAAAAGGCATTTTGATGGCGATGCAATCATGAAAGCATTTCCACAAAAATATCCAATAGACCCAAGCAAACCTTGGATTACAAAAGAAAATCCAGTAGATACAGGCATGGAATTGCGTGATTACTTTGCAGCTAAAGCTATGCCATTGGCTTTTAAGGTTTGGGAAAATTACCACATTAGCGATGAAAATGATGCAACTTATAAAACTAGCAATTTTCAAGCAGATGGTAGTTATCAAGAATTAATTGCTAATACGGCTTATCAAATGGCCGATGCAATGATGGAGGCTCGTAAATGAACAATGAACCAGTAGCGTGGATAAATGTAGAAAAGCGTAGGCTAGAGTGGGATAAACCAACGCTATGGGAAACACCAACAGTAGTCAAGTTAGATAGGATTCCACTCTATACCTATCCAGCAGACCTAACAGATGAATATTGCAAAGCATATTGGGGCAAAGATAACTGTTTCGTTGATGTATTTTTGCCTAATAGTGAAACAGAAGTTATTAGATTTTGGAATGACCAATTAAATGAGTCTTATGAGCCAAAGACACTAACAGATGAGGAAATAATGGCTGAATGGGAAGAAAGCAAAGATGAAGTTGATTTTGCTAGAGCAATACTAA